TCACGGATTTCATCTCCGGTCTGGACACGCGCAAGAGCCGTTTTACGGCGGCGCCCGGATCGCTGCGCCGTGCGAACAATGTCCACCTGACGCGCGGCGGTGAGATTGAGGTGCGCAAGAAATTCGTGCCGGTCTACCAGCTGCCCGTGGGGCAGACCAAAGGACTGACGACGGTTCGCGGGCAGATCTACGTGTTTGGCCACGCCGCTGGTGTGTCCGTACCCGCAGGCGTGAACTATCAGCAGCTGGTCGCGCCCGGCGCCCCGGCGCTGACAGGGATTCTGTCCACGGACAACTTCAACGGGAAAATCTACGTGGTCGCTTCGTTCGCGGACGGTGCGATTTACCACTATTACGACGGCGTGCGCGTGACCGATTGGGACGCGATTGCCAGCAGTGTCGCCAGTGCTGCAACGCTGGCCGCTGCACTGGCGCAGCGCGTCGATGCGCTGGACGACTTCACGGCGGTGTCCACCAACAACGTGGTGGTGGTCACGGGCGCGGAGCCGGGCGTGGCCTTCACCTACGCCGCTTCGGTGGTCAACGGCGGGACGGACAACACGCAAAGTTTCACCCCGGCGCTGTCGCAAGCAGCGGTCGCGCACGTCGATGCTTTGCCTGCTACCTGCTCCTTTACGATCACGGGCGGCACGGCCAACCCCGGCGTCAACCAAGTGGCCCAGGTGGTGGTGGCGGACGCGAGCTTGCTGGGTGCGCCCGTGGACTGGACCACCAGCAACAGCGCGACGGCGGCGCTGATCGCAGCCCGCATCAATGCCTACAACCCCAGCACGCGCTGGACAGCCACAGTGAGTGGCGCGACCGTCACCCTGACCTCGGAAGTCAAGGGCATCACCATGAACGGGCGTGTGCTGAACGTCTTCAGCAACGGCAACGTGACCGCCTCGGCGGTGAGCCCCAGCTCTGGCGCGGCGAACGAGGTACTGGCCCGCGCGCAGGTCGTCACCTTCACCATCGGCGGTCTGTTTGAGGCGCTGGACATCTACACGATCACCCTCAATGGCAGCAACACCACGCTGCGCGGCAGTGCCGCCGGTACGGGTACGTTTGTCCGCACGCTGGGGCAAAAGATGTATGCCGCCAACCAGAGCCTGATGCACTTCAGCGGCTTTGCCGGTGATCCAGCGGTGCCGGACCCCACGCAATGGGACACGGGCACCACAGGCGCCGGGTTCGTCAACATGTCCACGCAGGACGGCGGCTCGTCTGAGCTGACAGGCTTGGCGATCTATCAGAACCGCATGGCCGTCTTCAGCCGTCGCAACGTGCAGATCTGGTCCGTGGACGCGGACGAGGCGAACAACAAGCAGGACCAAGTGTTGTTCAACTTGGGCACCCGCGCGCCCCGCACCTTGGCGGCGTTCGGGGACATCGACGTGTTTTTCCTCAGTGAGTCCGGCGTCCGTTCGCTGCGCGCGCGGGACAGCTCCAACATGGCCAGCGCGGACGATGTGGGCTCGCCCATCGACGGCGAACTGCTGGAGTACATGCGCAAGCTGGACGAGGCCGTGGTGACGCGCGCGGTCGCCATTTCGGAGCCTTTCGAGGGGCGTTACCTGCTCGCCATCGGCCCGACCATCTACGTCTTCAGCCATTTCCCAGGTGCGAAGGTCAACGCATGGACCACGTACACGCTCGACGAGCTGGGGACCGGCGCGACCGTCACAGACTGGGCCGTCAACTACACCAACCTCATCGCGCGCGTCGGGGATCAGCTCTGCTACTACGGCGGCACGTCCGGCAACGATTACGAAGAGGACGGCGCATTCCAGTACACCGTGCAACTGCCGTTTTTGGATGCAGGCAACCCCGGACAGACCAAATCGTATGAAGGCGTCGATGTCGGCGCGGAAGGTTTCTGGAACGTGTTCTTGGCGCTCGACCCGCAGCAGCCGGACGTGATCGAGCTGGTGGCCAAGATCGAGGGTTCCACCTATGGCAGCTGGGGCAAGAACGTCGCGGTGGGCCAGTCCACGCACTTCAGCCTGACCCTGCGCCACCTCGCGCGTGGTTATGCCCGGCTGGCAAACCTGATGGTCCATTTCACCGGACAGGGAGATTAAGCCGTGGTCATTTTGCCCGTCACCTATCCCAACCTCCTGCACGTCTGCGAACGACTGCGCCTGCAAGACCGGCTGGAAGTCTTTGCGACCCGCTGGGATGACGACCCCGGCGCGCTGGCGTGCCAGCTGCACGGCCTGAGCGGTGACGGCTACTTGTGGTGCTTGGGCACGGACGATGAAGAACCAACTTTCCTGCTCGGCGCCTATGAGCTGTGGCCCGGCCTGTGGGCACCGTGGGCCATGGGCACCGTGCGCACCAATGAGATTGCCGCCGCCGCCACCAAGTTGGTCATTAAGGAAATGATCCCCGGCATGCGCGACCGGGGCTTTCGCCGCGCGGAATGCCGCGTGGCCGTGAAAAACCTCGTGGCCTGCGAGTGGCTTGAGCACTTGGGCGGGCTGCGCGAATCCGTTAACCAGCGTATGGGGCGGCACGGTGAAGACTTCGCCACCTACGTGTTCTACCCGGAAAACTGCCATGAACTGCCAACCCGTCGTTGATCTGGCTGACATCCAGCGCGCCTATCCGCTGATCGCGGACGGCTGTTTGCGCGTGAGCGAGCGCGAAGGTGAACCGTTTTTCGCCCCAACCCTGTACGCCGAAATCATGGCGGGGCACTGGGTGCTGTTCGTGGTCAAGAGTGACCAAGGCGAGCCCGTTGGCGTGTTCATCTGCCGCAAGCAGATCGACACCCGCAGCAGCCTGGGCAAGTTGTTTGTGTTGCTGGCGTACACGGTGCCGGGCGTAGCCGCCGCACTGGAAACAGGGTTCGCCGCCTGTAAACGCTACGCGGCGCAGCTGGAGTGCTCCCACGTTCAATTCGCCAGTAAGCGGATGGGCTGGGCACGTCGCGCGCAGCAACTGGGCTACAAGCCCGCTCAACAACTTTACGAAATCGAGGTGCAGCCATGAGCGGCGGCGGCGGTGGAGGCGGCAGCGATGCCGTGGATTATCAGCGTCAACAAGAGCAAGAGCGGCAGGCGCGTATCCGCTCCGGCATGACGCGGATCGATGAGATTTTCGACGGCAAGAAGACGACCACCCGGACCCCCACGGGCGTGGCGATCAACCCCAACGTCAGCGGGATCGGCAGCGGCACGTACTACGGACCGGACGGGGCGGTATACAACCTGAACAACGGCAACAGCGGGAACTTGCGCTGGGCGGGGACCAGTGCGCCCGGCGTGGCCGGTCCGGGCGGACGTGTGCAGACCAATATCAGCGGCGCTTGGCAGGATCTGCCCACGCAGCTGTACAGCGGCGTCGATGAGAAGACCACCACAGAAGGCGGCTTCGGTGATGACTTCTACAACGCGCGCGCCAAAGCCTACAACGACTACGCGCTGCCACAGCTGCAAGACCAGTACACGGACCAGAAAAAGCAGCTGACCTATGCCCTGGCACGCGGCGGCAATTTGGGTTCCTCGCTGTCCGCGTCGAAGAACGCCACGCTGGGCAAGGACTACGCGCTGCAACAGCAGAACGTCTACGACACCGGGCAGGACTACGCGAACAAGGCGCGGTCCGACGTGGCCGCGCAGAAGCAGAACATGGTTTCGCTCCTGCAAGCGTCGGCGGACCCGGACGCGGTGGCGAATCTGGCACAGAGCCAAGCGCAGAACCTGTCCGCCATGCCGTCCTTCACGCCGCTGTCCCCGGTTATCAGCAACGTGGCCGGGAGCCTCGGCACGTATCTGTCCAACCAGCAGACGGCGGACGCGATACGCAAGGCCTATGCAAATGACCCTTACACCAATTCGCTCAGCCGGTCCTCCGGCAAGGTCGGGTGAGTCATGTGCAACCCCGCAGCGATTGGCCTCGTAGTGGCCGGAACCGCGTTACAGGTGAACGCACAGAGCCGCCGCCAAGCGGCGATGAAGAACGCTGCCGAGGACGCGCAGAACGCCGAGCTGTTCCGGCAGCAGGGGCTCACCAAAGAGCGCGAGCAGTCACTCGATCCAGCCATGGCGAACGCCACGCGCGCCAGTCAGGACGCTGCACTGGCGGACGCCGCTGCCAAGCGTGAAGCGGCCTATGGCGGGGACACAACCCTGCCGGGCGATGAAGGCACGGCGGGCTATCAGGCGCCGTCCGCCGCAGCGGCCTACGGACAGCCGAAGATCATCCAAGAGGAAAACGACAAGCAGCGCGGCAAGGCGGATGCCGACGTGCGCAGCATCGGCAATGCCCGCGCCCGGCTCCAGTCGTATGGCGACGTGGGGCTGGGTAACTCGATCCTCAACCAGAACGCGGCAGGCGACATCAACATGCTGGGTGGTTTCAGCCGCATGAGTTCGGCGCTTCTGCCGGGCGAAGTGCAGGCAGCGATGGCCAGCAAAGCCGGGACCGCACGCAACCAAGAATTGCTGGGTACTGCGCTGCAACTCTACGGCGGTGCGGGCGCTCCTGGGACGGGCGGCGCGGGTGGTTTCGCGGGCTACGGTTCGGCCATGGGCGGATCTGCCAATGCCGGGGCCACGGTCGGTGGCTACAGCGGCAACTTGGCAGGCTTCGCGCCGTCCGCTGGTGCAGCTGGCGAGGCAGCGGCGGACGCGGCGGCACCCGGCCTGATGGGTGGCCTATTCAGCAACTTGTCGGGTTCGGTACAGCCATGGTGGCAACAGGCTGCATACAAGGGCGGACAGTCTGCCAGCGGCATCGGCTCGCTTCTGGCGCGGAGGTAAGACCATGCCAACCTACTCAAACCCGCTCTACGCGAACGGCGTCCCGACCTACAGCAATGAGGTCGGCGCACTGGCGGACGTGTTCAAGTCACTGGCGCCCAACCCGCTGCGCGACCTGCAAATCCAGGGCTACGCGAGCAACGCGCGGCTGCACCAGCTGCAAGGCGACGTGATCCAGAATCAGCAAGGCGGGCTTAGCCGGGTCGCAAACGCCTTGCGGGGCAACAACTATCAAGAGATTGGTCCGGCAGCGATAGAGAGCGGCAACCTTCAGTATCTGGACAACATCTATAAAGCCGCACCCGCGCAGCTGGCCATGCGTGGTCTGGTGCCCGGTCAACCGGCGCTCTCTGACGCTGAGCAGCAAGCCGTGGCTACAGCGGTCGGCGCTACCGGCGGCAACGTAGCAAACACCTTCTACGGTTACGACCGGACGGCGGACGAGGTTCACCGTAACAACAATCTTGAATCCAGTGATCGCCGCTACGGCTCTGACGCTAGCGCCGCCGCTTCGCGGTATGGCGCGGACCAGCAGGCCAACGTGGGCTATGACCGCAACCGCCGCTACAGCACTGCCGAGGCCAACACCAACACCGAAAACGCGCGCTGGCATAACCTGCAAAATAGCGCGCTGCTCGACAAGAACGATGTGGATTATGACGTGGGCATGGACCGCAACCAGAAAGGGCTGGAGGGGACACAGTTCACCTCAAACAACACCCTGACCGGCACCAAGTACACGGCGGACCGCAATCTGGAGGGCAAGCAGTTCGACACCCTCAACGACCAGCGTAAAACCGCAGCGGGCCAAGGCGCGACAATTGACCCGGCCAAGCTGGATGAAGCGGTGATTCAAAGCGTGCCGGGCAGCTTCAAGGACGACAAGGGCCACTGGTTCACGGACCCGTCCGTGACTGCCGCCGATCTGCAAGAGGTACGCACCCGCACCGCTCACTATCTGCGCCAAGATCCGCGCGATCAGTACGGCGCTATCCAGCGCTCTGTGTCCGAGGTGTTCGGCAACGCTCCGAGCGTGACGCCTGCACAGGAGCCGTGGTACGCGCCGAACACACCGGCCCAGGTGAATTCCTTGCCCGCTGCGCAGCGTCCGCCACTGCCGAATCTGGCCCAGCAATTCGCGGCACCGCCCGCTGCCGCTCCGGTGCAGCCAGTGCCCGGCGCCGGTCCGGCTCCAGCGGCTGCGCCACCAGCGGACGCAACACTGGCAAAAGCCGCGCAGACCGCCAAGGTTCCCGGCGCTAACCGCCAAGGCATCATCCAGAAACTTATGTCCCTCGGATACACCGCGCAGCAGATCCAGCAGGCGGGGATTTAACCATGGCAGCAGAAATTTCGTTTGATGAGTTCCTGCCCGCGCCGAAGTCGCCCGTGGCGCAGACCTTCGCGGGCCAGCTGGAGCCGGGCAACATCGATCTGCACAAGCGTCCGGTGGTCCGCAACCCGGACGGCTCGATCAGCACGGTGCGCTCGATGTCGGTCAACATGGACGGGCGCGAGGTGCTGATTCCGACCGTCGCGGCGGACGGCTCCGGCATTCTGGACAATGACGCGGCGATTCAGCAGTACCGCACGACTGGCCAGCACCTGGGCATGTTCGACACGCCCGAGCACGCGACGGCCTACTCGCAGTCGCTGCATGAGGACCAAGCCAAGGAATACGCACAGCCGGACGTATCATTTGACGAGTTCCTGCCCGCCGCTCCCGCAGCACCTGCCGCGTCCGGCGGACCCATGGTTATGGATGACGGCACGGTCAAACCCGGCCTGTCGCCGCTGGTGATGCGCTACGCCCAAGATCCCGCCGTGCAGGCCGCCATGAACATCAAGCGCGGCACGATCCCCGGTGAGGCCGCTGCGTTCGGGCCGAACCTGAATCAAGCGTTTCAATCGACCCTGATCCCGTCGATGATCGCCTATCAGAAAAGCGGCGCAGCGGACCGGGCGGACGCGGAAACCGCCAACTGGCGCGGCAACATGGTCGGCGGTGGACTGGATCAGCTGACACCGCGTCAGCGGCAGATGGCCGAGCTGGACCCTGATCTGGCCGCGCGGCAGATGGGCGATCAGCCGGGCCGTCCGCTGCCCACGCCCGAGCAATACCAGCAGCAAGCGCAGCAGTCGATTGCCACGGCGATTCCGAAAGAGGCGGCGTTTGCGCAGCAGCAGCTGCGCGACGAAGCTATCGCGCAAGCAGTCCCAGGCTATGACACCGCCGAGGGCACGCTGGGCAAGATCTTCGCTGGAGCCGGTAGTGGTTCGGCCATGCTCCTGGGCAACTTGCCGGCCATCGAAAACGTGGTGATCCCCGGCGGGCGCGCTTCGACCCTGCTGGGCACCTTTGCCCGCAACGCCGCGCCCAATGCCGTGGGTGCCGTGGTAACTGATCCCGTCGTGCAGGCCAACCGCGTAGCCGCTGGCCTGCAAGAGCGTTACGACCCGACCCAAACAGGCTTGGCCGGTGTTACTGGCGGCGTGCTGGGCGGCACCCTTGGCAGCGCCGGGCATGCGTGGGACAGCGGCAAGGCGTACATGGCCAGCCGCAACGTCGAGCCCGTCGTGCAGCCGGGCGCCGGTCCGCGCATCAACGCGGACCAACTGTTTCAGCAAGTCAAAGCCCAGTCGGAAAACAGCGCTGTCGCGCCGGACGAAACCCAAGCCCTGATCGATCGCATGACCGGCGTGAACCTGCCGCCGTCTGAAACAATCCGTCAGCCGGGCAAGAAACTCACCCCTGAGCAGTACCGGGCGCGCAACCAGACCGAGAGCGAGTTGTCCGCGCTGTTCGACAAAAATACCGACATCCACCCCGGCGGTTCTGTGCGCATGGGCGAGGACGGGCCAGAAGTGGCGCCGGACGCGCTGCCGGTGCGCGACCCTACTGGCGCGCAGGCACACCCCGACACCCTGGCACCGCTGCGCGAAGCCGAGGCACTGCTACGTAAGGCCGGGATTGAGCCGGACGAGGACATGCTCAAAACGGTGGCCGCGTACCAGCAGCAGGGCTTGAGCCCGCTGGGCGCGGTGAATGCGTTCCGCCGTGCGCGGACCATGGCGGACCGCGAGGGTATGACCCCGGATCTGGAGCGCACCGCAGGCGAGAAGGCCAACAGCCAACAGTTCGCC